GATATGGAAATGCATACAGCAGGTTCACTTAAAGGTGGTCAGCTTGTATGGGCTTTAGCAAAAGTTAAAGAGTCTTTTGATCTCTTTGGTGGTGACACAGTCGAGTCTTACTTATTATTCTCGAACCCTCACAAATACGGTTTCTCAATCGATGTGAGATTCACACCAATTAGAGTTGTATGTAACAATACACTTTCGTTATCTCTTGAAGCTAAAGCTGAAAGATCTGTTAAAGTTGGACATAGAACTGAGTTCAATGGTAACGAAGTTAAGAAAGCTCTTGGTATTGCTTCTGCAAAACTTCATGAGTATAAAGATATGGCTCAATTTCTTGGTTCAAAGAGATACAATATCGACGATCTTGTTGAATACTATAATACAGTATTTCCAAGAACTGCTGATAAGAGAGTTCAAAATCAAAAACTCTCTGTTGAAACTTTATCTAAGAATGCAAAGGCTGCTTTCGATGCTATCGAACAACAACCTGGTGCAAAGTTTGCTGAAGGTTCTTGGTGGCAGGCTTTTAATTCAGTGACATACGTTACTGATCATATTCAAGGTAGAAATGCTGATAACAGATTATACTCTTCATGGTTTGGTGGTAACCAAGTCAGAAAAAGAGATGCTCTTAAAACTGCTTTACAATTTGCGGAGAAAGTATAATGACTGATGGGCCTTTAAAAAGAGCATTTGCTCTCCTAGATACAGACGGTGTGGTATCTAGGGAGCTCATCACTTATAGAATGCGCAATGGTATAATGATTAAAGAAACTGTACAACGTAGATACACTAATGATGATTATACTGATTCAACCAAATCTCAACCACTAACTTTAACGGAAGGAAAATAATATGTTAGCATTATTTTTAATAACTGCAATAATTGGTATCGATAACAAAGAATTTATTGATACTTCAAGTGAGCAACTCACAGAAGGATACAGCTGGACTTATGTAGGAAAGCAAAAGCCTGAAGGAGTTCCTGCCATTACCATGAAATCTAATGGTGAAGAATTTATTTTATGGAAGTTAAAATAATGAATATAGGTAGAAGTGTAGCACGCGATGCTATAGCAATGTCTAAAGGTATTGAATATGTTAAAGAAGAAATTTCTTTTTGGGAACCCTTACATCGTAAAACTAAATCTGTAAAGAAAAGACTTGAAAGATTATATGCAGTTCAAACTCAACTTGTGGAAAAACCAAAAGAGTCTTTAGATTTAATTAAACAATTAAAAGAGATAAATAAGAAATGAAAAGTATAATTTTATTTTCAGCAGGATTAATTTTTGCAACCAGTTCAGCTTATGCTACACAACAACATAATGCTGACGTACAGGATCATTACAAAACTATTATAAGTCAAAAACCTTATAATGTTGAAGTTTGTAGAGATCGAACTACATCAGGCGATAAGACTGCTGATGCATTAACAGGTGCAATTATTGGTGGAATTTTAGGTAATAACATTAAAGGAGAAAAAGATGGTGGAGCAATCGGAGCTATTATTGGTGGCATGCTTGGTCATTCAAATAGTAGCGCTAGCGGCAATGTTAAGAGAATCTGCAGCACTCAAACGAGGTATAACGAAGAGTCTCGAAGAGTATACTCGCACTCGTCAATCACTTTCACATACGAAGGAAGAAGATACACAGCGAGGTTTAACAAATGAAACATAAACCAGATATGATAGCTGCATGGGCTAAAGAAAATGGCTTAAGAGCATTTCAACAGTACGATCCTAATCAACGTAATGAAGATAAAAAGAAAAACTCTCAACGAAAAAAGTTTAATAAAACCGTAACAACTGATAACCGCAACAAGTAATAAATAATGATGTACATCAATTAAGAAGAGGCTTAATGTGGATTGGTTAACTAACATCATAGAAAAATTTATAAACAAGCATTTTAATCCACCACAAACTGTGCAATATTTGTCAGGTAAAGGTAAAGCTTCTATTAAAAATAAGTCTTAAATAAAATCTTTCATTTAATTAAAGCGCCTTAGGGCGCTTTTTTAGTGTACAAACTTGTATAAATAGTGTATAATAATATCAAAGGAGATCATTATGAAAAGATTTAGAAGTTTTATTAGGGAGATGGCTATGGCTAAAGTAGAAGATCTGAATAGTGATTTCTTAAAAAGAGCTCAAAAAGTTACTTCATTTAATTTAACTTCAAATGATTTCATTAGCACTGATTACAAAGCAGAAATACAATTTCTCTTTAAGACTCATTTCTTTCCAAAGTTTGATTTAAATAAAACCATAAAAGGTAAACCTACAAAACGTGAATTGAATAAGTTAGTTGCAGAATTAAAAAGTGAAAATGCTGCTAAGTTTAGAGCTTTACATTCATATAATCTTAAAGGTGTTGGACCAGGCGAAGCTACATTATTCTTTTTATTAGATGATGCGCATTTAGGTGGCGGCGCTTCAGCAGGTGTCGATATTAAAATTGGCCCTCAAGGCTATGAAGTTAAAGCTGGAAATTTTAATGCTAAACAAAACTCTTATAAAGATTTTAAATTAGGTGGAACTGTACCAATGGACAAAATGGTAAAGGCTGCATTTGAATTAAGAGAGATGGTAGATCCAGGAATGAAAATGGGAAGAGAAAAAAATGGGGTTAACGGTTCTCAAATAGAAGCAATAATGAAAGATAAAAGTTTAGCAGCGCAATGGAATACTAACGTAGAAAAACCGTATCGTATAGCTGCATCCAAATATTTAAATCAAAATCCATTAATACTTATAATTAATACTACGCCTAAACAAAACCAAGGTGAGGTATATCACATTGGTGATGTTAAAGAATCTCAAATATTTGTAGATGTAGTAACACAAGGAACAATTAAACCAAAGATAGTAGCATCATGAGATTTATAGAATTCATATCAGAACAAAAAAACACACATATGACTCACATAGAAGACAAAGTTCTCTATGGTGGTGTCAATGGAACTCGTGAAGCTATATTAGCTTTAAGATCTTTACGCGACATGGTTGCAGGCGTACATGACGGAAACGTCAGTGTCAAATGGGATGGAGCTCCTGCAGTATTTGCTGGTACAGATCCAAATGACGGTAAGTTTTTTGTAGCTAAAAAAGGAATATTCAATACAAATCCTAAAGTATACAAAACAAATGCAGATGTTGATGATGATACAAGTGGTGAACTTAATAAGAAATTAAAAGCAGCATTGCAGTATTTGCCTGAACTTGGTATCAAAGGCGTGATACAAGGTGACTTCTTATTTAATTCAGGTGAAGTTAAAACAAAAAAACTACAAGGTAAACAATACGTAACTTTTCATCCTAACACTATTGTGTATGCTGTTCCATCTGGAACTGAAGCTGCAAAGAAAGTTAAGGCTGCAAAGATTGGTGTTGTATGGCATACCACATATATAGGTTCAACATTTGAAACAATGAAAGCATCTTACGGTGTGGATATAAGCAAATTTAAACCTAGTACAAACGTTTGGTCTCAAGACGCAATGCTTAGAGATATGACTCAGTTCACGATGACTAAAAAAGACACTGATGAAGTCAACGGACATTTAAGTAATTGTGGTAGAATATTTAATAAAATATCTAGTACAACATTGAAAACTCTTGAAAAAGATCAAACTCTTGCTGGCTATATAGAAACATTTAATAATACATATGTGCGTAAAGGCGAAGTTGTTGGTAATACTAAAACACATGTTGATAAGCTTATAACACACATAAAATTAAAGTTTCAAAAAGAGATAAATAAAAGGAAAACCGAAAAAGGTAAAGGCGCACAACAAAAAAAATTAGATGATGTATTACAATTCTTTTCACCACAAAATAAAGTTAGTTTACAAATGATGTTTGATTTGCAAAAATCTATAGTTCTAGCAAAATTAAAAATTATAAATATACTAAATAGGTTAAATAGTGCACAGACTTTTCTTAAGACACGTGATGGGTATAAGGTAACGGGTCAAGAAGGGTATGTCGCTATTGACAAACTTGGTGGTGATGCAGTGAAAATTGTTGATCGTATGGAATTTTCATACGCCAACTTTTCACCAGAAATTATAAAAGGATGGGATAAGCCGGGGAGGAATTAATGGCTAGACTAAAAACTTTTTCTGAAGTTTCTTTAAAGAAAGATAAAGATCTTAAAAATCTTATGGTACCTGTAAAAGGACCAAAAGGCACTTCAAAATATTCAAGAATGAAAGTGGCCTATCATAACGGCCCAGGAACTGCTGACATTAAAAAAGCTGTAAACGCTTCTGTTCAATCAGCAGATCGTAGACCAGAAAAATATACTAAGCCTAACGGCAAAGTTGGTATTCGTATGGTTAAAGTTGACAAAGAAATTATTAAGAAAGAAACAATTGTTGATCCTAATGATTTAAAAGGCAGACCAAAAAAAGCAGATCCAAATCCTGAATCTCCTTATGGTATTAAGCATCCA